TTCTATTTGTCTAGTTTCGTGTTTATAGTAAAGGGCATATCTACTCCCGTTACACCAAAACCATAGAATATTTCCTGTTTCATTTTCTTTTGTTTCTTTAACTTCTATGTCTCCTTCAGCTTTCCAGATAACTGCTCCCATAATAGAAAGAGCAACTTCTTCAACCTCCTTAGCGTGGTGATCTGCTCTTTTTAATACACGGTTAAAATAATGTTTTAACGGTTCATTAGGTTTAATTGTAATTGCCATAAATTTTTACTTTTTAATTATAGATTAAATATACCAAAAAGTAGCGAGAAAAAAAAATATTTTACTGATTATTTTTACTTGTGATCGTCTTTTGAAGCATATTTAATACCCATAATGGTACCAATAATACTAAAAGCATTGGTTAATAAGATACCGAATAGGTTGCTCCATGCGGATCCTATAGTTTGTGTTTCTCTATTTAAATAGATTGAAATAATGTACATTATAGACGTTATTATTCCTATACCCAATATAACACCTAGGGACACTTTAACTATTGTGCCTATGAGCTCGAATTGTGTCTTTTTTTGGAGTATATCTAAATCATTCTCCGCATTTTCTTTAGATCTTATTGCTTCTGATTTAGATTTTTCTGCTGAAGCTAGTGCATCCTGTAAATCTTTACTCAATCTCTCGTGCTCTTCTCTCCAGCTTATAAGTTCTTTGTTCTGATTTTCTATTTCTTCCTTTGATTCTTTTGATGATTCAAAAGCTTCCTGCAATTCCTGCATTAGCTTACCGTTCTCCTCATCTTTTTTTATTAATTCTGTGTTTTTAATCTGGATCTGTTTAGTTATTTCTAGTCTCTTTTTTCTTTTTTCTTTGTCTAGTACTAAACACTCTTCGATATAGTTTTTAATTAGAGGATCTCCATCATCTTCGGTAACTTTCAAAATATCCCCTTCTAGAATTATTCCTCTAGTATTTTTAAGTTCTATTAATCTTTCTATATCCTCTCTACAGAATCTCATTTATAAATTTTAAAAGGTGCTGTTCTATTTTTATAGTTAGCGTAATCTGTTTTAAATTCCTCTAATCTAGGTTCTATATCATTAGACTTAATAATCCAGAATTGTGCCCCAGCTTGTAATGCTTTAGCTTGTTCTGTTGACTCATTAGATGATGAAATTATTCCTATTACAACGTGATTACCATATTCGAAGTTAATTTTTCTAACTAATTCTATACCATCAAATGTTGATCCTATAAGATTAAGATCTACAAAAACGCATTCTGGTTTACCCTTAGGATTATTTTCGTGCCACTCTTTAAACATCTTAGCAGCTTCGTCGGAACTGTTTACACCTTTTAATGTAACCGATATATCTAGAACACTACAAGCGTCTTCAAAAACAAAGTGGAATAAATCCTCGTCGTCTACTAGTAATATAGATTCAATCATCTCATTATCTTATTTAATATACTATTGTGTATATACCCTATTTAATTTTTATTCTTATCTTGGTTCCACCATCTTTGGTTTTTTCACAAGTGATTAAGAATCCATGCTCTTCTAATATTGCTACACAAATGTTAAGACCTAATCCAGTACCACTTTCTTTTTGACCCTTCTTTCTAGCATATGGCTTAGATAGTTCTTCAAAATCTTTCTGTGATAAACCCCTACCATTGTCCTGTATTGCAATCCATTCTTCTGAATCCATATAGACTGCTACTATCTTCGTCTCACTGTCATTGTATTTAAGCCCGTTTCTTATTAGATTATCTATGGCTGTACAGAATAAAGATTCATTAACATCGATAGTTGGCATCCATTCAGATATTAAAACCTGGTTAGAATATGCTGTTGATTCAAGAAAAGATGTTAGTATTCTTCCTAAATTATAAGATCCTTTTTCTAATATAGAATCTTTTTTTACTAAATTAGTAAAATCGTAAACCCCGGTATAGACCTTCTGTGTGTGTTTAAGCCCTTCTTTTAACATTTTTAAAGGTATTTCTAACTTAAATTCTTTAATTATTTCTGGACTTAATCTTCTCTCTAATGAAGTTATACCTCTTGGGATATAAGTGTTAATTCCGCTGTGCATATCATGTCTTAGGATTTTAGCAGCGTGTTCTAAATAAGTGTTCTTTTTATCTACCTCATTTAATGATTCTATAATATCTGTTACATCTTGTCTTATTGAAGTGAAACCTTTTAATTCTCCAGTCTCTTGGTCAAAATCAGCTTTTATATAAGTGTCCACATAATATAAATTTCCTTTCTTTCCTTTATTTGTCACAACTGAGTTCCAGATCTTTTTCTCGTCTACTACCATTTTGTACATATTACTCCAGAAATTTTTGTTATGTAATCCTGAGTTTAATAGTCTATGATCCTTTCCTAAAACCTCCTCTATTGTGTATCCAGAAACCTTAGTGAATTTCTTATTTGCGTATATTATTTCTCCTTTTTTATTGGTCTTAGATATAAGAGCCGCGTGATCTATAAATTTTTCTATTTCTATTAGATCCTTAGTTACTAGGTTGTTTTCGAATACTGAATAAGCAAAAGCGTATAAAGATGCTATTGAGTGTGCAAAATTTATTTCAGCTTCCATCCATATTCTAGATTCTAATGATTCTACACAAACTACTCCTATTACTTCACCCCTATATATAATAGGAACATCGAGCATAGATTTTATACCTAATGGTGTAGTATAAACCTCCTTAAAGCATATAGTTGCTGGGTGTTCATTAGTGTCGTTAGCTATTATTATTGGGTTGCTTTCTAATACTTCGAAGTATGATGGGAAATCTTCTTTCTTTATTTCCATATCCGTCTCCCAATCGTTTCTATCTTTTATGTAGAGCTGTTCACATAGTATTGATGTTCTGGATTCATTATATAGCCATATTGAGCATCTTCCAGAATTAAGTGCTATGGAAGAGGCTTTTGTTAATTGTTTAGAACATTTTTCTATGTCGCCAGTATAAAATAAATGATCCTGTGATTGTTCAACTAATATGTTTCCTAATCTAGTTAAATAATCGCTTATGTATTCGTATTCCTTGCTCTTTGATGTGTATTTTTTAACAATCATAATAAAAGATGGCAATGATAGTCCGAAGAAACACATCTCTAATAGTTTTGTGAATTCAGTTTCGTTTATTATACCTGATTGCGTTGCTATCTTAATAAATAAAAATCCTGCTATCAATACTGATGAAATTATTAAGGATATTCTAGTCTTGTTGCACATATTTAATCTTTTTTTGTAAGCGACACATTTACGAATACCTTAATCTCGTCACCAACTAAATGATTCCCTTTTGGTGTCGAGTTAAATTTTAAGTTATATTCTTCACGTGATATATTTGTATTCATCAAGAATGATGATTCCTTTAAATTGTAATTTCCTGTAAATTGAACTTCTTTACTTACATCTTTTATTCTAAGTACCCCCTTAACTATATAGTTATTTTTCTTTTTCTCTACCGAGGTGGAAATAAATTTAATGCTTGGAAATTCTGTGCAGTTTAGAAAATCTTCTGATCTTAGATGTTCGTCCCTATCAGAGATTCCAGTATTTATTGAATTAGTATCACCAGTAAATTCTATTTGCGAATCAGTAAAATCCTCTAATTCAGATTCAACATTTCCTTTAAATGATAATATATCACCTTTAACTTTAGCTATTACTAAATAGCTTACGTAAAAACTAATTTGCGAATTTGACGGATCTAGAATGTAGTTAGGCATAATATGATCTTTTAGAAGTATATATCTAAAAAACCGTAGCCCTTTCTACCAATTAATAGTTCTTCATCTCTCTATTAAGATCCCTTTCTTTTATTGTATTTCTTTTATCGTAATCCTTCTTACCTTTAGAAATAGAGATTTCTAATTTTATCATTCCTCTAGAATTACTGAATATTTTTTTAGGTACTATTGTGATACCTGGGTTAATCTCCTTCTGTATTTTCCTAAGCTCTCTTTTTTTAAGAAGAAGTTTTTTATCTCTTTTAGGATCAGGCATAAAGGTACCTGTTGTAGTAATTACAAGGCCTTTTACAAAAAGCTCTCCTTTTTTAAAATAACAAAAAGAATCCAGCATAGTGACTTTACCTTTTTCTATAGCTTTTACCTCAGGACCAAATAATTGTATACCTGCAGTGTAGTTGTCTATGAAAAAATAATCATATCTTGCTTTTCTGTTAGTTATGTCTGCCTTTGCCATTATAAATCTAGTATTAATCCTTTACCTTCTGAATCTAAACAATCTATATAATAAATCTTGTGTGTTTCAAGATCTACTTCTTTGATATCTTTCTGTCTTGTGTGTCCTACAATTTGGTTCCAACCTTTTAAACAGAATTCATTTAATATTTGTGGTCTTACCCAAACTGGACCTGCCCACAAATTAAATCCACCACTGTGTGCATCTATATTAAATAAAACTCCGTTTCTTAGATCAAAAAGAACATTTAACAATTCATCTATATTATTTTCTTCGATATCTTTTACAAATTCATAAAATCTATAGAATTTATTGTAAACCTCAGTCCTTACCTCCTTTAACCATCCCTCAGTTATTCCAGCATGTGTCCATATCCATGGCTTACCATCTTTGTCCAATTCTTGGTGAGCTATTTTAAAAAGCCCTATATTTGAATTAAAAAGATCCTCTAAATCAGGTTTCATTTCTGCTCTATATCCTGAACATATTTCATTAGGAATAAAATATTGAATGTCGTGATTACCTATTAAAAGAATAACCTTATCTGGTAGATTTTTTTTAAACCAGATTATCTCTTTTAAATTGTGTAAGATCTCTACGTTACTTAAATCGTAAGAGTCAACATAATCTCCAACGAATATTATTTTGTCATATTCCATGTATGGAAATTCATCCCAGAATTCATTATCAGCATGAGCACCGCTTTCTACGCTTACCCTCCAATTATTATAAGAACTTACACTATTATGTGTTAAATTCATCCATGAATTTTTTCCGTGTATATCTCCTATTGATAATATTTTCATAATACAAATATAAACAAAAATGGCAGCTTAAAAAATAAACTGCCAAGAAAAATCTAATTAATTTTTTAGAAACCAAGATCTCCTAATCTAGAAGCAGTTTTAGTTTTTCTTTCGTCTCCGTAATTATTAACTACCTCCTTATAGATGGTAGGGAAAGTTGAAAGTGCATTAGTTGTTTTAAAATCAGCAGTAATTGTATCCTTAGTTATAGAGCTTTCATTCTTTTTAAACTCATTATCGAAGAAATTTACTACAAAAGGATCATTGTGGTCGTCTGGATTAGGAACCACAAGCATTGCAACACCCTTTTCGTTTTTTTCAAGACCAATAAAGCATCCTTTTTCTTTAACTTCATCACTATTTTCTAATAATGATACAGCTTCAGTAAGTGTAGTAACTTCAGAAGGAATTGTTCCGTTAATAGGATCTTCTAAATATTGATCGAAAGGCATCCAATCCATTACAAATCCAGTAGCTTCACTAGATTCGTTAATCATTGACGGATTGAAATTTTCAAATAATTTAATGTGTTTTAATTCCATTGTTTTTTTATTTTTATATATCTTTTTTTTCAATAGATTCCCTTTCTGCTAATCTATTGTAATATTTCCTTACAAATTTCCCTAAGTCCATATCATTTGGAAATCTGTTAATTAATTCTAATATTACATCAGAATCTAATTTTATGTTGTTATTCTCTTCCATAATGATTATATTTTTTTAACTTCGTAAACATGCCCAGAATCGCTATTCTTTTGGAATATGTCTTTCATTTTTTCTGCTTCTGGCTGGGTCTCGAATTCTAAGATCTCGTTTTCTACACCTAATACGATAACAGGAACGGTTATTCCACTATTTCTTTCAACGTGTTTAATAATTACGTACATTTCTATTTTTTTTAATTTGACAATATATACTATGTATGGCTAACATCTTTATAAGCGGGATTGAGATAATGGAGGACGATCTTCCTAATAAATTAAGCTGGGACAATGCTCAGTCCTATGTTTCAACTATTGGAGATAACTGGAGACTTCCGAATACCAACGAATTCCTAATTATTTATAAACTTTATAAACTAACTATAGGAGGATTTAAACCTCATAGATATTGGGCTAATGAGGGTTCTAACCAAGTTGGATGGTATCATGATCTTCGTGTTGGATTCTCTCCTCATTTATTAAATAAAAGCGAACTCCATTATATCAGATTAGTAAGAAATGCCTAATCTTATTTCTTGTTATTAATAAGATTGAAATTGTCGTAAGCTGCTTCCATCATAGCCACTACTGATTTTTGATATTCAATAAAAGCTTTTTGATACTTAATTTGGTTTTCAAAAACTCTTTTATCTACACCTTCTAAATTGTTAGTGAATTTAGAAAATTTTGATGGATCGAAGAAATTTTTAAAATCCCCTTTAAGCATGCTAGTCCAGTTTTCTTGAAACTCTTCCATTCCTTTTTTAAATTGTTCAGTTAATTCCATTTTTTCTTTTATTTATTTTACTTGTTTATTTGTGTTTTGTTTCAATCCTTAAACACTTGAATACTTCTAGTTTCTAATTGTAATGGTGTCCATTTTCCATTAAATTTAGTTGCTCTAACAATATGATTGTCTATCCAATGGTAATTACCACCTCTAGGTTTTCCCATTAGTAATCCGTGATATTTAAATCCGTGGGTGACTAACCATTTTTCTGTTACTTCCCTGTGCTCTTCAACTCTTGATGTAAAGAATGTTATAATGTGTCCTTCATCATACCATTCATTTATAATTTCTAAGCAATCATCATAAGGTAAAACTGTTCCCATTCTTTCTGGCTCCTCATTAGGAACATCTTCAGTGATTGTTCCGTCAATGTCGATTAAGTAATTTTTTACTCCTTCAGGTAATTGCGGACTAACTAGTCCGTGTTCGTCTTTATTAAAGTGTAACTCCATTATGATAATTTTAGGTTGATTTTTGATTTTTTTATTATCTCATTGTATGAATTATTATCCCTGTATTGGTGAAGAAAACTCATAGAGTCGATTTTTTCCTCCATTTCTAATGGGAATATAATATGAGATTTTAATGGCCATTCTTTTTCGTTAGTGGAATTTACTATTTCAAGTATAGTGAATATTCTTGGTCTTGTGTGTCCAAGACCGTATCCAAATTCTGAAATAACGCATACTAGATCGTCGGCATCATTCATTTTCATAGAAATCTTTGTGCCCTCTGTTAATGATTCAAGGTTTATCATCTCTCTTTATTATTAAGCCATCAGGATAGTAATTTTCCATCCACCTTGACATGGTGTCTCTTGAATTACTTAAATATTTTATTCTTAGTTCTTTAAATGTAACTTCCGTTATATTAGGCTGGTTAAAATCATTTATTAACCAGTTAAGTATTTCAATTTTGGAATTCGTAGCGATATTGTTTACGTCACTGTGACTGGAAGATATTTGGTTTTCCAATTCTTCAATCTTCTTCTTTAATATTTCTGGAGATATTAGTATTTTTCCCATTAGAATCTTATGGAGTATATTTTTTTAGCATCCTCTAAGTAATTGTTTAGATTACTGATTAAGGATTTATAGTCTATCTCTTTATCGAATCTTGATGGATTTGTTTCCAATTTAATGATCTCTTTTAACGAAATATCTATATCATTTAGTATCGATCTAAATGTCTCTTCCTTATTATTTTTTAGATCGTACCTAAGATCTATAATTTCTGACCCAAGATCATTACAATAGTCAATTAATTCACTAACTTCTGGCTCTTCTATTAAAGACTTATTGTTTTTAAATATTTGACTTATTTTCTTCATTTTCTAATCGATTTGCAGAATTAAGAAGAACTGAAATGCCATCAATTCTTTCCTCTTGAAAGTCCTCCTCATTCAATTCTAGAGATTTTTTTATAGCTTCTTCTTTGTTATTAGCTTCTACTATGGTAGTGTAATAATGTATCTTAGTAGCTTTCACCATAAATTTTTTCATTTCACTAAATTAATTATTCTATATATGATTTTTGTGAAATTAATATAGTTATTTTTGCTATAAATAAGTGTTTTTAAATAATAAATAATGGCAGAAGCTACTAAACAATTAGTTCCAGTAGATACTTTAAACGAGGATCAGAAGAAAGCATTTGAAGAATTAAGGGATTTTATAATTAATCGTTATGATGATAGGGTATATGTTTTAAAAGGATGGGCAGGAACCGGTAAAACATATTGTATTAGTATTCTAATTAGATATGTTCTTGAAGTTATTCATAAAAGTAACAGATGGTATAAGATAGCAGTTACTGGTCCAACTAATAAGTCGGTTAAAGTTATAAAAAGGGCATCTTCTATAAGAAACCCTAGAGTTGTTTTTCAAACGATACACAAATTGCTTGGCCTACAGGAGAAAATAACTCCTGATGGAAAACAAGAATTTGTTTCTGATTATGGTAGTTCTCAAATAGGTAATATTAGTCTTCTAATAATAGATGAGGTTTCTATGTTAAACGACGAATTGTTTGAAGAACTAATCAAACACAGAGATAGAATAAAGATTATATGTATGGGAGATCCAGCACAGATACCTCCTGTGGGAAGACCAGATTGTATTCCTTTTAGGGATGACTTACTAGAAAAATACGGTATTGAGACTTTATCCCTTAAAACGATTATGAGACAAAAATCCGGTAATCCTATAATAGATTCATCGATTAAAATTAGAGAAAATATAGAGAGCCCTAGTAAGGTATTAGATCCTGTAAGTAATCTATTGGAAAATGGTGAAGGTATAGAATTCCTTGATATAAATGAACCTGAAGTTAGAAGAGATTTCAGAGGCATATTAGCAAAATATTTCAAGAGCAAAGAATTTGAAAATGATGCTGAATACACCAAAATAATTGCATGGAGAAACAAAACAGTTTCCACTATGAATGACCTAGTCAGAAAAATTATATTTGGTGACGATTCAGAAAAATCCAAAATACTTCCTGGAGAAAAACTAATTGCTAATAATCCTATAATCAGGACTGGTAGTGTTTTATTTCCGACCAATGAGGAATTCACTGTTATATCTTATGAATTGGATTCAGAGAAGTTTATATTCCCTTATTTGGAAATAGGTGAGACCAATATTAGATTCTACAACACTAAGGTGAAATATTATGACGACGACTTTAAAGAATGTAAATCCAATATTTATATTCTACATGAGGATAGTCAGAGTGCATATGACATGATAGCAAGTGCACTTAAGAAGCATGCAATAAAGGTTGGTGGAAAGGATAAGGCTTGGTTAAAATACTACGAATTCTTAAGGGAGTATGACGATGTTGGATATTCTTACAGTATAACTGCACATAAATCACAGGGTAGTACTTATCAGTATTCTTTTGTTTTTGAAGATGACATAGATTTAAATATTGATGTCATTGAAAGAAACCGTATTAAATACACAGCTTATACAAGAGCTAGTAAAAAACTTTACGAAATTAGAGCAAAATAAAAAAAGGGTCGAAAGACTCTTTTATAACTTAAATTCTTTTCCTTCGACAAGGACCTTATCAATATTGTAGTCCTTGGAAATTCTTCTAATATAAGCTTCCGGGTTTTTAACCTTGTCATAGATCATAACCTTTCCGTCTTTTGTGTGTATTTCTACCACACACCCACCAGGAACTAAACTGTGAGGATTAGTCCTGTATTTGTCATCTACTTTTAATGGCTTCATAATTTATATTTTTAGAATAATCTAAATTTAATAATAATTTTCCTTATAAAAAAATAAATTTTAGATTTTATCAATTATATATAATATTATAAATGATTGATTTATGAGGATTTTTATTATTCTACTTATTTTTTTGTCCTACAGTACCTACTTTTTATCACAGAGTGTTGTTATTAATGAAGAATTTTCTTCTGTAAATCCCATAGGTTGGACATCTAGTGTTTCCAAATGGGATTTTTCTTATAATTACGGTACTAATTCATATTCTGGATCTTATTGTGCAAGATTAAGTAGTGCAACTAATGCCAACGGAAGATATATTTATATTCCTATATCTGCTAAAAATGGCTATACATACACGATTACATTCTACACTAAGAGAATATGTGGGCTTTCGATTAATGTGAGCACAGCGGCAAATCAAACCACTCTATTGGCTAATAATACATACACCAACTCCAGTTGCAACTCCAATTTTAATACATGGTATAGCTGGTCTTCGACGTTTTTCTCTACCTCAGCACAGACAATATACTTTCAGATATTAGCCACTAGTATTTACGGGGCACCCACATCAATCTATCTAGACAATGTTACTATCATAGAATCACCACCAGTTAGTCTACCTATTGAGCTCCTTTATTTTAAAGGTAAAAATAGAGGTTCGTATAACAAATTAGAATGGGCATCAGCTACAGAAAGTAATAATGATTACTATAGTCTATGGCATTCATCAGACGGCAGTCAATGGGATTTAAGAACTATTATTACAGGGGCAGGAAATTCTTCACACACAATCTCGTATGAGTACCTAGATCCTTTTCCTTCTGATGGCATAAATTATTATATGCTAGAACAAACGGATTTTGATGGAAAGAATAAAAAGTATGATGATGAAATAATATCAGTTGTTTATAACAACAGGAATCTAAAAGTTATTAGGGCTACTGATCTTATGGGTAAGGACATAGATCCTGAGAGACATAAAGGATTTTTTATAGTAGTTTATGAGGATCTTACTACTAGTCTGTCTTATAGGGATTAGATATATACAATAAAAATAAATTATGAATAATTTAGTAGACTTTGAATCTTATTCAGCTATTAACGAATCTTATTTACCGCCTATTACAGACCATGAAATATTAGCAGCAACTTTGGTTGGTGAAGCTGGAGGTGAGTCTGATCCTAAGAAAGGAATGACTGCAGTTCTAAATGTTTTAAAGAACAGATCTAAGCAAAAAGAAACTAGTAAGGCTGGTGAGGCTTTGAGACCTTATAGATTTAGCATGTGGAATGATGTAACTAAGAACATATCAAATAAGTCAGATTATCATATTCCGTCTGTAAAAAATATTGTAAATAAGTGGAAAAAACATCCACAATGGAAAAATGCAATAGAATTAATAAAATCTGATCCTAAAGACATTACAGGAGGTGCTAATTCTTATTATGCTTATAGAGGAAATAATAAAGTTGCTTCCGCACCTGATTGGGTTTCAAAATGGAAAAAAACTGCTGATATTGGTAACCACAGATTTGGTTATTTAAAAGAGCTATAAAAAAATCCGGTCTAAGCCGGATTTTTCTTTCTTATATCTTCTACTAATTCCCAAAGCCCCTGGTAATCTTTGCATATTTCATTTTTATCTTCATCATATGCTTTTAATTCTTGATCAGACCCAGGAGGAAATTTCTCATACAAATACCAAGATATCCAATCGTATCCTTCTTCTGTATAATATTCAGTAAGAAGCTTTGTTATAATGGATTCGTAATTGTCAGTATATTCTATAATATTAACTCCTAGAGAATATAGTGAATGTGTTTTTTTACTTACGTTCTTTAATCCATCTAGGATTGATTCAAACTTTTTAAATTCCATTCTAATCAATTAGGGTTTCTTCTAATATAATCTATTAGTAATTCAGATAATATTTTTAAAGAAACATATGTTTTCATGTATTATATATTCATATCATTAATCCTTGTGATCAATGCTCCGATACCTGATTCTAGATCATTGTATATTGGAATGTTCTCCCTGTTACATAATATCTGAACGTTACCTTTTCTCCAGAATCCATCAGGACAAACAACTATCATTCTTCTAGTTTCTGAAAATTTTCCTAGTTCTAATAGGGATATAGGAGACTTAGAATTTTTATCGAAATACATAAAAATTATTTCAGATTCTTCCAATTTATTTAATTCCCAGTTAACTTGATAATTAAATTCTTTGTTAGATTCTTTTTGTTCCCATGATGAATCCCAATCATCTCTTCTAGGGTTAAATATGTTAACCGGATATTCAGAGATTGCATCTTCAACTTTTTTCTGCCAATCTTCAGCAGCACCCATTTCTATACTACCTGCTAAAAAGATAGAGCATGCCCACTTTGGACATGCTTCTTTATCTTCAGGTTTAATAATAATGGATTTAAATATTTCCTTCTCCATTTTGTAAATCTTCTTTTTTAGTTTGAACAGATTGTAAATTATTAGTATTAATCTGCTTTAATAATTCCATTCCAAGTAATCCTGATATTGGACCATTTGCTCCGTCAGAACCTCCTGTAATAAGTACTTCAGGAATGATTTTAATTCCGTTCTTACCAATTTCTTCAGTGATCTTGAATTTAGCAAAGTTATCGTTACCCATTGCTTCAACTTGTAATTTGTAAGCCTCTGCAGTTGAACGTCCAATTGCTTCAATTTTTTCCGCCTCTGCAGAACCTGTTAATTTAATCTGAGATGCTTCTGCTTCTGCCATTAATTTTTTAGCTTTAGCTTCCGCTCCTGCTTTTAATTCCAATGCTTTAGCTTCCCCTTCTGATTTCTTAACTGCTGCTTCCGCTTGTCTTTGTGATATTTCAACTGACTGTTGAGCGTGTACCATTTGACCTTGCATATCTGCTAAAGATTTTGCAGATTCTAAGCTCTTTCTTTGGTCTTGTGCTTTTCTTTGAATTTCGAAAGTTGTTTCTTCCTCTTGAGCAATCTTACGATCTGTTAAAGTTTTCATAAGTTCTGAGGGAGGAGTAATATCTCCGATTAAGGTATCTACTGCATGTACGTTGTACTCTTCAAGAACTTTAGAGATTTGTTCTTTAGCAGCATTTTGTCTTGTTTGACGAGTGGTCAAGAAAGAAATAACATCTGAATCTTGTGCAGAGTTACGGAAGTAGTTACCAATTGTAGGCTCAAGTACCTGAGAAACTAAGTTACCCATAGAGCCAAATCTTGCAATCACCTTAGGTGCTTCTGTAGAAGGTACGTGGATAATTTGAGAAACATCAAGATTGAATGGGAAACCGTCTTTAGATCTCACAGTGATTGTGCTAAGATTTCTATCTAAATTGTGAGATTCTGATCTAGCATTTGCCCAGTTAAGTACCAAGTTAGTTGTTGGTACAACTTCGATTTTGTGAGTGTGTGGGTTTATAGCATATTTACCTGGATCCAATGGAGTAACACAAACACCTTTATTTCCTTTTTCTACGATGTTACCATGTTTAAATGTTTCACCTGTGATGTCTTTACCATCTTCTCCAACGTAAGAAATAACAACACCTACGTTACCAATAGGAATTTGAGTCATAGGAACTTTTTCAACCTCAACTGCCCATGGATTTAATGAGTAGTTACCAGCTTGAATAACTTGAGTTTGTAAACCCCTCTGTCCACCGTTTTCGATGAATCTATCAAAATCTTGGTAATTGTTATGTCCCTCTATTATTGTACCTGCGATATTTCCTTGATCTAAAGGTTTACCATCTAATGAAGTAAGTACACCAATCATTCCATCTTCTATACTACAGATATCAGCAGCTGCTAAATCGAATAAATGTGTGTTGATACGATAAACCCCTGCATTAAGATATCCGATTTGTTTACCTCTTTGTCCTCCAGTTGTTAAGAATGCTCTTGCATCTTGAAAATCGTCACATTCAACGTGTCTTGCTAAGATAGCACCTTTTTCTAATTGTCTACCATCTTTTGCTAGAACTAAACCAATTTTACCTCTTGGGATCACTGTAAAATCTGCTTGATCTATAGAATATTGCCATACCCAATATCCCCAATATAAACCTGGTGCAAGAGTGTCTGCTTGAAATCCTGGCTCTCCGTTTAAAGCTAAGATTTTACCATCAGGTAATTGTTTGTTGTCTCCGAATAAGACGAATTTTTTAGTTACTAAACCAATTTTATCTTCCGGTATAATAACCATTCCAAAGAAAACTCTTAATGTAAATTTGTAAAAAATAAGAGCTAATGCAGGCAATAAAAGCCATGAGTAATGAATAAATGTTGTCATTCTTTATTTTGTTTTTTGTTAATAATAGGGGCAATCACACGTTGCCCCATGCTTTTAATAATTTATACTAATTCTTTAGCTTCAACTAATTTTGAAATCTTGCCTCTAATTTCAGACAAAGTGGTTTGGTTGTAGAACTTACCATCTGCATAGATAATTTTTAATATACCATCTGCTTCTACTTCAGGACTGCATTCAGTTTCTACATAATATTCACCATTTTCGTCTTGGAATACTGCACAAAGACCTTTTAAAGATTTTTTAGTACCATCATCTGTAGCAGGATCTTTATAGATATTGTACTCGCCTTCTTCAGTCGTAAACCAAGCCCCTTTTGCAGCGAAACCGTAAGTGTCACGAGTATTGTATTGGTAAGTGAATGAACCAACTCCAAGAACGATATTAGTTGCAGCGAATCCTTTAGAAGCTAATCTTTCGTAAATTTGAACTTGACGTTCAGTTGTAATTGAGTCGCCGTAGATTGCTCCAATGTGTGGATCAAGAACTTTATACCCTTCAGCATTTACAGTTCCACCAAAGATATCCCAAAGTAATTCAATAACTCCTTTGAATGAAGGATGTTTTGCTTGTTCAGAACTAAACATTTCAGGACGAGTGTTAAGACCGCAGATAATGTCAACAGGATCCCCAGAGTCAGGACGAATAACAAGTTTGCCATCACGGTTTATGATCTCGTCTTTTAGTGCAGGTAAGTATTCTGTAATTAATTTCCATAAGTCAAATGTATCAGATACGACAGAAAGAATACCAGTTGGAAAAACTTTCATCCAATCAGATAACATTTCTTGCTCACCAACAGTAAAGATTTTTGTTGTACTTACTGAGTGTTCAGAAGCATTTACTGAATTGATACAGACTTCATTTTCAGGTTCTCCGTAGAAGTAACGAGCTCCTGGGATAACAAGAATTGAGTCAGATCCACGGAAAGACATTGCGTGACCTAATCCTGAAGCTAATGTAGAGAATGGGTCCAATCCGCGAGCAGAGAAGTCATGACATAGGAAATCAATTAACCAAGCATTAGTAGGATCGGTTTTTAATACCCATTCTGTTGCTTGTCTACGGTAGTGTAATGCTACAGTTGCAGATGTTGCTGTTTTCCAAGAAAGAGAAGAAACGATTGTTTCTAGGTAAAGGGTTAACCAAGCAAACCCCGGTTTTGTATTAACAAAAGTTTGATGTGGAACATTTGGTAGTGTTTCAATTCCTTCAGGAAGTGCTTTAACGCGGATAGGTAAATAACCTAATTCGTGTAAATCCTCAAAGTGTTTTCCGTCAAACTCTAATCCTAAGTACATAGACATATCAGTAGCAAAATCTGTTGCTACATCTTTTGGTTGGCTGAAGAAATTCTCTTGAAATTCATCGTGTAACCAACGCCAAGTTAATTGCTGACCTGCAGAAAGGATCTTTTTAATTCCTTTTGGTGCATACTTTACAGATCTAGGAATCCAAGTTCCGTATAGAAATTGTGTACCTGGTGCAAGCATTGCTTTGTGACCGATTTTATAACCGTCCGTATAAAATAAACTGTTTGGTTTAAACATAATTATTGGTTTTAAGATATTAAGTATTTAGATTCTAGTATTCCTTTTCTAATTTAAAAGTGTAATATATTGAGGATGATTTTAAGACATTCATCTGCTTAACATAATCACTTTTGTAAACTAACGATTCCGATTTAGAATTTTTATATTCGTATAGTCCTCTTAGTTTATCTTTCATGATGATATCATCTACAGAATTACTCGTAAAAATACCATCTATATTTTTAGCTAATTCCTCAAATCCTTTTGAAAATATACCGTGAGAAACTACTAAATAAATGGAAGATTCGTTTGAGATATCGTTTCTTAGAACTTGTGCCAATTCAGTGAATGTTCTTCCCCCGTCACAGATATCATCTACTATTAAAAATGTATGTCCTTCTGTGTATGGGTTATCAGGAATTTCTGTTTTAAGGATTTGTCCTGATTCAATATCTCTGTGTTTTGTTGCATTAATAACTTTATTGATACCGAATTTTTTTGCTATATCGTATATCTTTTTAAGTGCACCGCCATCAGGAGAAACTAAAACTATATTATTCAGATCCACACCAATTGAATCAATTGCGAATCTAACAACTGAAGAATTATCAATTTTTCTAAAATTATTAATACAAGCTTCTAATACATCCGAATGCGGATCCATAGTGAAAACTTTATTAAATCCTTGCGAATTAATTAAAGGTGAGATTACTTGACTTAAATAATTAACTCCTCCCTCGAAAAATTTTCTGTCTGATCTACCTCCTAAAAAATAAGGGATGTAAAGATCAATAGCCCCTGATTCAAGATTCTTAAGTGCTTGATTGGCACAAACGATCATTTCAAGATCTAGGAAAGAATTTAATCTGCTAATAATTGTAATATCATTCCCCTTGATCTTATCATCGTTTATTTTTATCGATTGCTGACCGTCAGGAAATTTAAAAGGCTCATAATTTATTTCGCCTTTCTCTGGATTGGTTAAATTTAAAATGTAGTTCATATCTTTTTGTTTTTTATAAAGATAATAATAAAACGACAATAAAAAAAATATTTGATCTAGAAAATTCCAATTTTTTCTAAAATTGATATAGTTGGTACTGTGTCATTAATAACTATTAGGTTATTGCTTCTTTTTTTCAGCCATTCCTTTTGTGAATCTCTCATTTGAAGAACCGTTTCTACGCTCTCCCATCTACCATTCTGTTTGTATCTTTCACGGTAAACATCATCAGAAAGTTCTATAAAAACATCAATTAATTCACAATGTGGGAATTCACGGGATATTGAATTTTCCCACTCAACTGTAGCTTCCTCTAAATGCGGATATTCTCCTTCTCCATAATAACTAGAAAACCATCCAGCTAATTTAGGAGAGCTATCACAGAAAATGTATCTATAACCACCTTTAATAGCATTAAGTATTAATTGGGATTGGTTACCAGCTATCCATAATTGATCCATTGGAGTTGGTCGAAATTCACCTCTGTTAGCATGATCTTTAATGAATTCCCAGCAATATGTTGAATTCTCCCCCATTAAAGATGTTGTTGAATAGCAACTTGCAGCTATACTACTCTTTCCAGACCCTGGAGGTCCGTAGAAAGAAAAAATCTTTTGCTTTATCATCTATTGTTCGTTAGTAGGTTTCAACCACATTCCTTTTGAGAATACTAAATCCAAAAATCCAGGTATGTAAGATTCTTCAACGGTATGAAGTAATCTTAAGGATAGCGGAGTATTATGTTTCATCATCTTAAAGATTTCTTCTCTCATTCTTTCGACTGAAACAGTTGTTTTTAACTTCTCTAAGATTTCAGGCTGAGCCATTGCGTCCCATATTTTAAAGCTAATCCCGAATCCTTTTGTTACGGAGAATCTTAAAGCTCTCAAGATTCTTAACGGATCGTCCATCATTGTTATTTCTGGATCTAATGGGGTTCTTAGTATTCCGTCTCTCAAGTCCTTTTGACCATCAAACAAGTCAATTATTCTTCCCTCCTCGTCTTCAGCTAGAGCATTTAAAGTGAAGTCTCTTCTAATTAAATCGTCTTCGAGTTTACCTAGCTCAAGGATAGGTTTTCTTGTTCCTTGTATGTAGCCTATCTCTTTTCTTGCCATTACAAAGTCAGCAACAAGTCCTTCGTGTTTATGCCCTTCTGGAAACTTTGCTCTGATTGTGAAACAGTCTGGAGTAGAAAGGAATATTTTAAACCCTTCTGATTCTAACCAAATTGTCATTTGTTCGAATCCTTGCTCTACAGTTTGATTTAGATCATCTAAAACAAAAGTGAAATCGATGTCTTTAGAATGTACTCCAAGGATCTTATCCCTTACACATCCTCCTACCTTAAATAGTGTTGGCATTTTTACCTGTTTAAAAGGTTAATACTAAATTTTATTTTCGTAAAGGAATTCTTTAACTCCCGATACTGCATCATAAAAGAAAAGATTAAATATAGGAATACCCATATTTCTAGCAATTCTCATAGCCTGTCCTGTACCTCCTTCGATTTTACCTGTCTCGGTCCAGCAAACTATAAAATCTGCAGGTGTTTTAAGATCCATTCCAAGAACTTGAAAAACGTTTCTTGTCATAAGAGATCTTCCTGCTTTATTAAGAGAATTCCATCTTGGGTGGAATTTTTTAGAAATCTCTTCAGCTTTAGTTACTATTTCAGGATCAATATTTTCTAGGTACAATTCAGACTCATTGTTATTAAAACTTTTCCAAGGAAGATAAATCTCTTTTCTTGTTGAATAGTCTTCAAAGAATGTGTCCGCACCATCTGCACCACCAGATCTTAGTGTATATCCTTTTGAATCTAGGAGAGTTGCTATCTCCTCTATCGTAGGTATAATAGCTTTAGGTGTCTTTCTAGAACCTATTCCTGAATAGTATCTCATCTTAATTTTTCATTTAATATTTTTATTGCCTCCTCTCTATCTAATGCCCAAAATGGACCGGTTGCTCTAATACAAAATGGACTGTTTCTCGCATCAGAGATGTCGTCATCGCTTAGAAATCTTTTAACCTGAAATGATCCATTTACATGTTGATATCCCCACCAAAGAAGTTTCTTTCTCTCCATATTAAGTTTTATATTTATTTCTTATTAATTTTTAAAAAATAATTATTTACTTCGTTTAATTCCACTCTATTACTTGTAGAATTAAGTTTCTTGAAAATTTCAATTTTCTCTGAATCTGTCCACGGGAGACTAAGTATATTAACCGCAGATTCTAATTTTTGTACGTAAAGGTCTTGATCCCCGTTATTTTTAATTGTTCCTAAGGTATTCATTTTATAGATTTTTCTATGGATTAACACAAATATAGAAATTTCCCACTAAATAAAAAAATTTATATGATGTCAATTGCACCTTTTTTTAGTAATTTCGATACTAAATCAACTTGTACAGCTTTAACCTTAGGCATTTCTTCTCTAGGCAAAGCAGAATCTCCTGGATTTTTAGATTTCATTATTTCTAATCTTCTCTCCAATTCAGATTCGCCTATTGAATTAAACCATTCTATAGCTTTATCTTGTGAGTAATTTTTTGGGTCCATATAAAGACCCTCGTATATGCATCTTTTAAGATCTTCGATAGTGGCATTAAATATGTTTATGTCACCACCTGGAGGTGTAGTGCCTCTAGGATTTTGTAACGCATCTCCTACAGCTCTTAGAACATAAATTAGTTCATCCGCTGGAAGATCTACCATTATTCCTCCTAATTCTAATTCAGGATCATTTAGTATAGTGGAAGCCCATCTGTGATGACCATCCATTATTAAATTATCATTAGATATTATTGCTCCTAGATCACCACCAGCAATACCTCTTATTGCTTTATCTAAGGATTTACCTAAGAATATAGCATTTTGTGATGGATAAAGGTCCATAGCAGATAAAGAAACTTTACGGACCTCTAATTTATCATCATACAATGGTGCATTGTCATATTTAGGATATCCTTTTTTAAGGAATCCTTCAATATTTGTTAATGGATTAGGTAGTTTACTCCTATCTATTTTTTCCATTAAGAATTGATTAAATGACAATATACCCATCTCAGTTTATTAATATATACCTGATTATCCTCTATAATTTAGAAAATTGTCTAAATCCTTAGCACCAGGTTTCATTCCAGATGACATTGCAGAGTAATTTATTTTCTCACCTTCTCTGTCTTCTATTTCCATTTGTCCCTCTAAGAAGCTATTTAATCCTTCTTGTGAAAGCTCGTATGTTTTGTCCTCAATTCCTAATTTTTTAGATCCAGGAAAACTTAAAACGTATGAGTGATTTCCAGTTTCACTGCAGTAAATTTTTTCAGCTACCAATATTGGTCCTTCTGAATTAAGTAATTCTAATTTCATCTTCTTATTTTTTTAATATTATTTATCCATTTATTAAAAACATCCGCTGGTATCCTATGTCCAATACTTTCATAATTAATAAAAGTGTTTTCTTTATTGTCGTTAAACCATCTTGAAGTTACGAAAGGATCTATTATATCATCCTTCTCCCCCAGTACTAGTGTGTGGTGAACTTTTAAATCCCCAGTTTTTACAGGAGGATTTATAGATCTTCCATGTACTGCTGGATTAAAAAGTAAAGTTGGTATTCCTAGAAGAGTTGACAATTGATAAGCAAAAAATCCTCCCATCGAAGATCCTATTAAATAATCTACCGGATTTTCTTCCAATGTACTTAAAACATTATCGAAAATCAAAGGATTGTAGTAATCCATTGGAGGTGCAAATACAAAATCAAATTCTTTTTCTAGCATCTCATTCTTCTCTGTTCTTGGAAGAGATTCTAATCCATGGAAAAAAGCTACTCTTGAAATCATATTATAAAGAATAAACAGTCAATACCAACTAATAGGATTAGTAACAATTTATATCCTGATTTAACGTTACGTGCAAAAGAGAAAATCACCTTCATAAGAATTGACAAAGAAGATATAAGGTAATTAATTCCCCAGAATTCTTCAGCAGGAAATGTTAAAAGACCAATAAAGAATAAAATCAGAAGTAAGATCTTAAATGTTAAATTTGATTTATCCTCATTACTCCAGAAGAAAAATAAAAAAAGGAAAAAGAAAATTGATATCAGGTAACTACCTGCTTGTAAATAATGCATAAAAATAGGATTAAAAGTATATCTATTGTAGTGATTAACCGATCAATTGTTTCCTATAAATCCCATTTAGGAGAATCCTTCTGGCTCTGAAATTCATCATAAAAATTATTCTGTCCAGTAGGTGCGGAAGTTATGATTACTTCTACCTTATCTAGTTCTTTATATTCTAAATAAGTGATAGGAATATCATGATCTACAGCAATACTCAATTCTTCAGCCACTCCAACAGATGTGTCCCATCCAGGGATTTTATAAAGAACTAATCTGTCACACTTATAAAGTAATTCAGAACAGAATTTCATCCAAAATCCCCAATCATTAGGCATATTCTTAAAATTTAATAGGGTGTGACCGTATGTTATTGGTGATATAACAGTATAACCCTCAGATACAAGCTCAGCAGCTTTCTTGGTAACCAATTCAAAATTTTTCTCTCTGTCACCAATACTGTATGGCGATGCAAGATAGATCAATTCACCTTTATTCATTTTCTACTTTTTCTATCTGTTCAAGATTTTGACGAGCTATGTCATGAATTCTTTCCAATTCTTCTTCAGTGTATTTCTTGTCTGTTGAAAGATTAATATCGGTTTCATCAAAAGTTAACCAATATTCATACAATTTTTTCCAGTCGTTTAGACGACTTTTCTTTAGACCTTTGAAAAAATCAAAAGATTCTATTTTTTCCATTTTTAAAATATTAAAGATTAATACTTGGTTGTGTACAAATAATCGTAAATAAACTGATCAATATCAGCTTTTTTTTCAGTTGCGTCCTGTATAGTGTGAAGAGGATATTTTTCATAATCATCTCTTTCTGTAAAAGGAACTAGTACTCTATTAAGAGGACGGAAAGTGATTACATTATCAACAGTTGTTCTTGCGATATCTCTTTTTATAAGATCTGAATTTTCGGATCCTTTAACTTTCACAAAGAAACTAACAAAAAGAACATCGGCTTGTGAATCCACACCTTCAGGTAATCCCCATCCGAATTCATATTTCTGATCTATAATAGAATTAAGCGAATTACAAAAATCTGTTATTTTTTCTCTATTAGTTTGTGCCATCTTTTTATTTTTATATATCTTAAAGTATTTTAACCTCGTTTTTAGTTTCTATCCAAACTCTTGCACCACAAGATAATGGTTTAGCTGGACTGTAAATAACTCTAGCAACTTCCTCGCCTTCTTTATCGTAGATTATAGCCTCCTTTCCGTAGTTATTTCCTTTGTACGTTTTACACGTTAGAACTGGGTTTTCTTCACCATTCTTTTGGTTTGCCTTGATAACATGTTGGTTAACGTGTATTATAGTCTTCATTTAGATTTAATATAGTATCTTACTCCGTCGTAAATCCCAGACCAGCGAGGGATTGTAAAATCTATATCAATTTCTTCAAAGTTTGTTTCCAGATACTGGAAAAAATTATCATCCCCTGTACAACCACCATAACCTTCGCCAACGAATACTAATTTTCTTCCAACTTCCATATTTTTAACAACTTCATAAGCCATTGGATTATCATAAGGAGGCCAAGCCATAAAAACGTTTCTCCCTGAATATTTTTTAACCGCATCAGGAGCTGTAATTTTTTCGACATCTATGTAGTATTTCCCTTCACTGCACCAATGGTTTTTTTCTGTCGGCTCCAAATCAGTTGCTATAATGTCAGCACCTTGATCTGATGCTAGTTTCTCACTATAACCAAATCCCGACCCTACACTTACTATCGGTGAATTCTCAACTATAAGATCTATTAATCCTTGATTTGGTATGTGCCAAGATATTCCGCTTCTGAATTTATCTCTCTTTACATAAACTTCATAATCTAGTGCAAATCTTCTGTTATTGTCTGCAACAATTAAATCTCTCCATTCTTTTTCTAATAGTATCATAACATAATTTTTTCTTAAATATAAGAATCCGTAGAAACATAAAAAAATTTTTTGAATATATAAATAAAAATAAAATACATGGAAGAAAACTTTATAACCTTCGATAGATTTAAAAATGTTAAAGATCTAAACGAGGAAGATTCAGTAGAAAGCACTATAGAATTAGAAGGAGAAGCAGATATAGATTCACAGGAAAAAATTCCTGCTAAAGTTGTTAACAAAGGAGAAGAAAGAGAAGAATCCCCTATAGGATTACCTACTGGTGGATTAATTAAACCTAAGACATTACCGGAGGAAGTTATAGGATTATTAAACGAAAGAATTGGTGATGAGTATAAAGCTTATTTCTTTTACAGAAATGCAGCTAACTGGTGTAAAGATGCTAATTACAATAAAGCAGCAGAATTCTTTAATGGAGAAGCAGCAAATGAATTAGAACACTCTAAAGGGCTTCAGGATTATTTAACACAATGGAACACAGTTCCTACCATACCTACACCTGAGGTTTCTCAAAAATTCTCTAGCTTAATTGATATAGTAAACAAAGCTTATGAATTAGAGTACACACTATTTATGAAATATTCAAATGATATCACTGGTATGTTACAATTACACCCAGGAACATTTAATCTTTTACAAAAATATGTGGAATATCAAACTGACGAGGTAGCAGAATATGCTGATCTATTAAATGCTCTTGAATTAGTTGATATAAACAACAAATTAGATGTGTTATTCTTTGAAAAAAATTATTTTTAATCTTAACCCCTTACAAAAATAAAAAAAGCTCCTATATGGAGCTTTTTTTGTGTCTAGTGGGATTCCCATTGAATAACTTTGGATCCATTCATATCCACCTCCTCAATCTCGCATTCAATAGATTCATCAGGAAATTGAAAAAATAATTCCTCATCTTTCCTAAAAAATCCATCGTCCATATCTAGAAGAAGTTGTTTAGCTGAATCTTGATTCTCCGCCAGTAGTGTTATTAAATTGGTATCAAAAATTACTTGAAAGAGTTTCATGGCTTTATATTTTTATACATGTAAATTTAATAGTTTTTTCTCAAATAAAAAATTAATATATACTTAATATTAAAAAATAAATAATTTAACTAAATGGAAGAATCATTCGGACCACATCTAACAATAGATCTGAAAGGGTGCCCAAAGGAACTACTTTCTGATTATAATCTTCATTTTGAATTTTTGAAGAGATTACCTGAGTTAATTCACATGACTCCAATAACACAACCTTATGTTTTCCCTTATGATGGTTTAATACCTAACGATAAAGGAATTACTGGGATAGCTATTATTGCTGAAAGTCATTTATCAATTCATTCTTTTGAAGAGAAAGGATATTCTTTTATTGATATTTTTTCATGCAAAGATTTTAATACCGATGAAGCTATAAGAATAATCCTAGAGATGTTTAAGCCTGCTGATTACGAAATCAATTTAGTTAAGAGAGGTATAGATTTTCCTAGAGGATAAAGAACTTAGGAATATCCGAAGATATTCCTAAGATTTTTTACATTCCTAATATCCAAGCGAATATTAAGGGTGCTACGATTGTTGCGTCAGATTCTACTATAAATTTAGGTGTATTTTCATCTAATTTACCCCATGTTATTTTTTCATTAGGTACTGCTCCTGAATAGGAACCGTATGATGTTGTGGAATCAGAAATCTGACAGAAATAACTCCAGAATGGTATTTCATTTTCTTCCATATCTTGATAAAGCATTGGTACCACACAAATTGGAAAATCCCCTGCTATACCACCACCTATTTGAAAGAAGCCTACACCTTCATTTGCACAATTTTCTTTATACCAAGATGCAAGATATGTCATATATTCTAGACCACTTTTCATAGTTCTAGAATCTAATTCGCCTTTCATCATATACGAAGCAAAAATATTTCCCATTGTTGAATCTTCCCATCCAGGTACGATAATAGGTAAATTCTTTTCTGCAGCTGCAATAACCCAAGAATCTTTAGGATCGATCTCATAATATTGTTCTAGAACTCCACTACCTACTAATTGATACATGAATTCGTGAGGAAAATATCTCTCTCCGTAAGAATCTGCATCTTTCCAGATTTTATAAATGTGTTTTTGCAATCTTCTGAAAGCTTCTTCTTCAGGAATACATGTGTCAGTTACTCTATTCCATCCACCATCCAAAAGCTCTCTTTCTTCTAATGGAGTTAAATCACGATAATTAGGAATTCTTTTATAGTGACTGTGTGCCACTAAATTCATTAGATCCTCCTCTAAGTTTGCACCAGTACAAGATATAATATGGATCTTATCTTGTCTGATCATTTCAGCTAAGGTTTTTCCTAATTCTGCTGTACTCATTGCACCTGCAAGAGTTACCATCATTTTGCCTCCCTTATTGATATGATCTTCGTAAGATTTAGCTGCGTCTACTAGAGAAGCAGAATTAAAATGTAAGAAGTTTTTTTCTAAAAACTCGGATATTGGTCCTCTCATTTTCTTTTTTGTTTTATATATCAAAACAAAAAAAGGTCCCTAAGGACCTTTAAATTATTTTCTAGACGAGATTATTTTCTCCCTAGTCCATTTAGTTTTTTTCTTGGATTTAAGTATTGAGACTTCATCCAGTTTTGTGCTATCATTACTGAAATATAAATGAACTGTATACCTTTTATTCTCGTCATCGTGATGAGGTATTTGTATATCTAGCCAAGAGCAGTTATCATTAGGCGGAGTAGAATTTTCATTTTCTACCCATGAATCCCTATTAACTTCATAACCTGCTTTAATTAGACTATCGTGAAGGATATCTATAAGCTTAGGAGCTTCGTTTACCTTTTCCTCTTTTCTTTCTTTTTTCTTAGGCATTTAATAAAGAATTTAAGTTTATAATATATTTTTCTAAATTTAGATTATAATCACCAAAAGACCCATTTTTAAGTTCTCCGAAAGTGATCCAATCAACTTTTCCTTTTTCTTCCGTCTGTATGATTCCGGAATATTTAGTAACCAAATAAACAACAGCAACTTTTTCTTTGTGCTCTCTGAAGAAAAAAGGGATAGCTTCTAAAACATCTAATCCTGTTTCTTCTTTTACTTCCCTAACCATTGCTTCATATAAAGATTCTCCATCTTCTACCTTCCCTCCAGGGAGACCAAAATCGTTATGATCATCTTTTCTAGAAACCCCTAAAAGCTGAGCTTTAGTTAGGTCTAGTCCTTTTAATTCCTCTCTGTAAATAAGAGCTGTTGCTGCTAGTTTAGCTTTTCTTGACATTTTAAATAGGTATTTTAAGCCCCATGTCTCTCATAGCAAGTAAAGCTTCTGCATTTCCTTTTGCATCGTTTACTGGATTATGGTCGTGTTTAGTTTTTCTGTATTTTCTTTTCCATTCTTGATTGAGTGAAGTGTTAAGCTTCATACCGCAATAAAGATCTCCAATTCTTCTACCTGAATAACCAAATGGGTTCTCTCCTATATATTTGTGAAAATAATAGTTTATCCACTGCCAATCAAATGCAACATTGTCTGATATAAATACAGGTTTTCCTTTAGAATTTTCAATGATCCAGTTATAGAACATTTGCATAACCTTCTTCGGATCATCAAATCCCTCGTGGTCTTCTCTTGTAAATCCACTTACTGCTAAAGCATCAGGCCTCCAGTTTTTTGATATTGGAAGGGTTGCACCATAGAAATGTGTTTCTAATTTCTCGTCTAGTAAAACTGCTCCAAAACAAACCATTGAATATTCTCCTGGAATTTCTCCATCTGCCTCCACGTCAACTACTATATAGCTCATATTATTTATTTTAATGTTTGATAAATTGAAGCAACTAATTTTCTATCTGCTGGGAGGGAAGCAAAAGCTCTCATGATTTCTGCAACATTACCAGCACCGCCTTCTACAAGCTCATTAATCTTAGTTTTAATTTCTTCCTCATTCATTTGTTTTGGTAGGTAAGATTCAACTATAAATAATTCTTCAGCTGTTTGTTCTGAAGGAAAACTTGCATTAGTCTCTTTTAAAGATTTAACTGTCTTGTTAAGGATCTTTGTAACCTCATCATCAGAAAGATTTTCTGTACCATTATTCTTTTCAATTGTTTGAATTTCCCCCTTAATTACAGATAACAAATTTTTTGTTACTGTGTTTTTGTTTCTGAATGCTGATTATATGTCAGCATTCAGAAACAAAAATACAGTAACAAAAAATTTGTTATCTGTAATTAAGGGGGAAATTCAAACAATTG